CTACTAATAGCAATTAGTTGAGCACCAATTTGTTTTAGAGAACCAGAACCTTTTAAATCATCATCTGAAGGTACAGCACCCTCTTCAAAAGATTTTTGATTATTGTTTGTTTTTCTTAAATGGCTAACAACTCCAAGCCATATCCCATGACGCTTGGCTAGCTTTAGTAGGTCTGACATAAGTTTATCTGTAGCTCGATTAACATCATTATCTTCAGCATCTGATACTGCAATAGTAATGTGATCAAGATATATAAATTTACATCCACTTAAAGCCATGAATTCCATTTTATCAATTAGAGAATCGTCTCCCATTGAGCCTTGGTGATCTAAGAACATTATGCGACCTGTACCCATAGTCTCAGCCCAAGCAGACTTTTCTTCATCTTCAGTAACTTCAACATCAGGTAATTGGATACGCTTATTTAAGTGTAAAGCCATAATACCTTCAACTGTCTCAGACACACTTTCCTCTAAAGAACAAATACCAATCTTTTCATTTGTTGTTTGAAGTAAATGATACTGGTCTTCTTTTAGAAAAGAACTTTTGCCCATACCAGTGCCTGAACAGAGTACAGTAATAGAGCCTAAACATCTACCATAAATCTTTTTATTAAGGTCTACGGCAAATTCAGGCCAAGGTACATAATCAATCTCTGATTCTGTTTTATAAAGTTCCCAAGTATCCGCTGAGTTAACAATGCCAACTGGACTCCAAGCTTGAGCATCCCAAACCTGAGCTAAAACTGCCATATGACCTTCTTTTAAATAAAGTTCATTAGCATCTTTTAACTTAGTGTTCTTAACAATTTTAACTTTGTCAAAACCAATAATCTTAGCAGCACGATCAGCAGCTTCTTTTCCTGGCTCATCATTATCAAACCAAATAACTACTGAATCAAAACTACGTAACCAATCTCTATTACTTAATAAGATACTAGTTTGACTTGCTGATGGTATAGAAACTACTGGATAAATCTTTTCATATTTATCAAACCAAGCTTGTGATACAGTTAATGCATCAATCTCGCCTTCAGTAATTACTAATTGTTTACCCCCATTACCTGCTTGCATTTGTCCAAAAAGACTTTTAATTTTTCCGACAACTGTGAAGTCTTTAGGGAGAATCCGTTTCTTATATCCTGTAATTTCATTAATACCATATGGGTAATAATGTGTATCCACATCACCTTTTTCATTTACTGTAACCCTTATATTGAAGTGTTCTGCAATTTTCTTTGTGATCTTGCGGTCAGCAAAACCTTTTATAGCGTAACTAGAAATTTCTTCTAATGTTTCAGTGCCATAATTTTCCTTCTTAGTTGTCACTAGAGAATCCTTACTTTGATCTGGAAACCAACCACTACATGAAAAACAATATGAGGTTCCATCCTCGTATATCTGTCTAGCATCACTACTACCACAGTCTTCACTTAGGCAAGGTTGATCCTTTACAACTATTTTTCCCATTTTATTTATTTATTACATTGTTAGCTGCGAAACAAGCTGTTGATACAAAACTTAGTGCTATAGAGACTAATAAAAAGTCTGCTGAAGTCCATTGTTCTGTACCTGTTAATAAGTTAACTGATTGTGTTAATACTACAAGCATTGAACAAAAACCAAGTATAAAACCAATTAATTTCATTATTTTAATCCTGCTAATTTATTTAATCTTTTACGATGTCTGAGAGATACTGTTTCAGAAGAGCGCCATTGTACTTTATCAATGAATCTATTATACCAGATATGATTATTAGTTGGAACTTCTACAAAACATTGAGACCATGTTTCTGCCCAACTTAAACCTCCTCTAGTATAATATTGCTCTAATACGTGGAATTCAAATGAGTCTATACCATTCTCTTCTATTAGTGCATTGATGTCTTTAGATGAACTAGTATAAACTCTCCAATTGCTTGGTTTGCCTTTATTAAGTCTACCATTCCCTTTAAACATCTTTTTACCAATATACATCATACCATTCTTTTTATCTTTAATTAAATAAATAAATCCAAAAGCATTTTCATGATCTAGTTGTTCAGTAAATTCCCAGTGCCCATTATCCTTCTTCTTTAATTTGGAAGTGGTCATTTATATAGCGCCAGATGTGGATCAACCTGCCATTGGCAAGTAAATAAGGTTTCCACTGGTCGCCATATTGTTGTTTGTAAGCATTTATTACTGCTGCCTTTCTTTTATTATTATTATCACAGCCCTCTAAAATCTTTAAGGCCTTTACTGGCCCGATTTTAGGTAGTCCAGGAATATTATCTACTGCATCACCCATTAAAATTTGTTTCCAATAGTGGATATCAGCTGATTCCTCATCTACTTCATAATGTTCATCTTTTCCTGGTTTAAAATGTTTACCAGGAATACAATCTAGATCTTTGTCTATTGTACACACCACAAATGGATCATTATCCCTAGTTGCTTCTACTGCCCAAATTCGAATTAAGTCATCTGCCTCAAATCCGTGAGCAACTACAGCATTAGGATGATTACAAAACCATTCTTTAAGCTCATCAAAATATTCAGCTCTATTTTTCTTAGATGCTAACCTAGATGCACTTCTTTTATATTCTTTAAAAAACTCTTCTCTCCAATTATTTAGACCACCAATTGCAATAATATAATCAGTGCAAAAGGTGTTTTCAATAACTTCTTGAAGAACTATGTCTAATTTAATCTTAGCTTCTTCTACATTTTCAGTATCCCAAATAGCCTGATATAGTAGAACGTCTCCGTCTACTAATGCTATCATACTGGGTAAGTTACTTTCTCAAAGCCATATTTCTTAACTCGAGCTAGTAATTTCTTGCCAACTTTATTACGAACTTTATACTTAATAATTGTAGGACGATCTACAAAGCTAAGATATAAATACTTATCGCCACGAGGATAAGTATATGTTGCCGATGGAACTCTGTATACTAATGATTTTTTCATTTTTGTTGTACTCTTATATTACTGTGAATTAATGTTAAAATACCTGAATCAGTTTTATATCTGTCTGAAAATATTACTCTTTCAACGCCAGATTGGATTAGTAGCAGTGAACAATTGTCACAAGGAGCAGTTGTCACATATACTGTTGATCCTTTTAAACTCAAACCTTCTGCAGCAGCCTTAGAGACTAAATTTGCTTCAGCATGAATTACATAGGATAGTGTTTTATTATAATCATCTTCACATTTATTAGGGAAACCTGTTGGAGTCCCATTAAAACCAAAGCTGAGAATATTATTATTTTTTACTGCAATAGCACCAACCTTACGCTTCTCAGCATGAGACATTAGTGCTATTCTTTTAGCAAGATCTAAATACAGGGAATCGTAGCGATCTTCTTTTGTAACCATGAAGGTGCATCTCTATTTGTATATCGCATTAAATTTATTTTTTCAGTTAAATAATAATTTCGATATGATTCAACTGTATCATTTAACTTACAATGATCTGGCATGGCTAAGGGAGGATCTTGCCAATCTTCTGCTTTAATGTCCCTTGGAAAACTAGAAAGTGTACCTGAATGATCTAAAATAGTTTTATGTACTTTTCCAAATCGGTGAGTATACTCTTTACCAAGTTCTTCCATAAGAATATAAAGCCACATATAATGCTTAATACTACTACGAACCCAAACAGCAGAAGGATGATTGTCATGTGTCTTTTTGTAAGGCCCACCATCACCAACTAGATGATGGGCGGTAGATAATAACTGTGCTGACTCAAGAATCATCTTTACTACATGAGAATCATAGTGAGCCTTAGCACATTCTGTTTGGTTTTTGTCTAAATAAAAAATGTTCATGATTCGTGTATGTGTGTAAATTCAGGGTATTTAGCTTTAATTTTAGCTATATACTTTGGATCATCATTTTTTCTAATTAAATGAACTTTGAATTCTTTACTAATGTCAAACTCTACACTAGTGTCTAATTCATAATCTTCCGAATTAGTTAAATAATCCCAATAATAACCACGAGTATAAGAAGCTTTAGACAAACTTCCATGAAATGTGTTTAACATCTCAATTGGTTGTCTATCACATAATACAATTTGAATTGGCATAAAACAATTTTTTACGTTTAATACACCAACAACTCCATTATCTAAACTATGTGTATAATAAGAATTATTTGTTACATCTTCCAATTCATCAGCTTGAAGTTCTAATGCTTGTGATATCCTGTCTTTGATACTATCTCTAGACTCATTAGGATATCCATGAATATAAATATCTAGATCCTTTGCAGGGTTACCTAATGCCCAGTCTCGTGGTGCTCCACCTAGAATACAAGAGTAAGGGTCTACAATATGTAACATGTTTAATGCTGCATGAGCACAGGTTTTCTGTGATTCAATAGTTTTACTTTTCATTTCAGTCTTTAAAGAAAGAGATTCTAAAAGTGCTTTTTTAATTCTATCATTTATATCGTTATACATTTTATTCCCAGTTAATGTACATCATACCAGTTATTACCGATTTTGGACTCACCATCCATAATATCCACACCAAATAACTTTGGACCATCTTGAAAAGCCTTTTTAGCAATTGCAGATGCTCTTTCAGCATATTCGATAGGGACTTCAAATTCAATCTCGTCATGATAAAATATCAATGGATTGAATGGTATGTTCTCCTCTTGGAGTCTAACATAAGTAAGAGCAGTAGCTGCTTTACATGTAATAGCTTCACAACTCT